GTCTCGCGTAAAAATTGCCTTTTCATACCCCTAATGTAGGGGGGATTAATCTATCTTTGTACCATCAGTATTGGCTTTTGCTATAGCTAGCAATGCTTCTCTTGATATCTCACCTCGTTCAGCTTTCTCATGCGTCTGTTTACTTAATGTGATTAGATTGTATGGATCATACGCTCTCTCACTGTCCTCTTCTATTGGTATGATATGATGCACTTCAAGCTCTCTTGTTTGTATATAAGGTTTACCATCAAGCCCATGAATCGCTGCCTGGTCAATACCTTTATCTCTTGTACGTATGAGCTTACTCATCTCAGTCCACCTGTGAGTACGTCTTGTCTTACGTGCTACTGTCTCCTGTGAATACCTGCTATATATTCTCTTAGGCTTCTTGTCACATACATAACGCTCATCATGTATACGTCCACAATAGTTGCAGCTTTTAAGCATTGTTACATCATATCCTTTCAGACAAAATAAAAAGCGCCTTTGTTTAAGCGCTTCTCTCATACTACTATTATAGCAATGTAATATATGTAAATGTTTAGCAAATATCCAACAAATAACTGACATTTATTTCACATTTTATTATATATTTTGCCTATTGTTTCTTCGATAGTTTGAATAGCTTACGCATGCCTCTGTCGTAATACTTTTGAATACTGCTAAGAGATAGATCGTGTATATTAGCAATATCTTCATGACTCTTAAACTCGGTGAAGTATTCATCTATAACTGTGTATTCAAATACATCATCATCTATTTGTTTAATAAAATCTGATATCTCTTTCATAGCTTTAATCAGCTCTTCTTTTTTAGCCATGTCTCTTAACAAGATAGAAGACTTCGAACGAGACGCTGTACCATGTGCCTCATTGCTGAATGCTGGTGACTGAGGCAAACATCTAGACTCTAAATCTTCGAGCCTGTCATAGTACCATTTGTAACTTTTAAGATATCTTCTCATCTCTTTTTTATTATTAAATTCCATCTCGTCGCTACCTCCAACACTACACTTATTTTAACACATCACATTTGATGTTACTTTTGCTCTCTTCCTGCTTTTTTATACTCATATGCTAGCTCCTAGATCCACCAACAAGAGTGCTAATAATAATTAAGATAACAGTAACTGCAGCAACGCTCTTTGGCGTGATAGCAATATGAGCAATACCTAAAAAACCAATAGCCCAAATAAAGCCAACTACTAACAGTGCATCAATAGCCAATGCAATTAACACAATAATAATTAAAGTTCCTACTCCAACTTTATCTTTATCCATCTAGAAATACCTCTTTCTACCTATTCTTCATTTTTCTCGCTTTTTACTTTGACAATTACATTCTGCCCTGTTAATTCTTTATAAAGTTGTTCCGCCTTCTCGCCTGTAAACATCCTTATAACTGAGTTAGAAAATATATTACTTTCTATAACGCACAATACAGGTATATCTTCGTTTGATTTCTCATAAGTTATCGTTAATGTCCTATTCATTCCTTATTCCTCCATTTCTGCAGTATTATCGGTTTGAGCAGTCCACCATTTGCCCTTTGTTCTATTAGCATAATACTTATCTTCCATGAATCTTTTCTTGCAACGATTAATCTTGTACTGCTCCATGTAGTTCCATTCAGGTTCACCGTAATTGAATAACGCACGTACCTGTGCAATCATAATTGATACATCAACCATTTCTTCTAGCAAATTAACCCATGCTTTATGACTATCAGGGTATCTTAGAATCTTGTTACTGGCTTGTACAAGTTCACCACATTCTTCCATCAACAGTCTAACCCTATCATTAGTGCCGTAATGAATAGCTATTGCCTTGTTCCATTCTTGTTTCATTATTCCTTATCCTCGCTTTCTGGCTCGTATGGTTGGCAAAGATGTCTGTCAAACCAATCAACATGCGGATGACACCCACAAGTTGCAACTTTTTTTGATTGACAAACATTGTCTTTTGAGTGGTAGAACTCGCACTCTTTACAAGGATTCCTTTTAAACCACTTAATCAATTTCTTTATCATTCCTTATCCTCGCTTTCAATCAGTTCATCTAAAATTTCTAAACACATAGTCACACCTAAATCTAACACTGGAAGACCTGTGGATTCTTCTGTACCTGCATATAATTTGCTTTCCATCTTTTCTCTAGCCTGTTTAATCTTATCTAGCGGGATTGCGTGTACTGTTGGTGTTACTGATGGCAAGTTTCTAATAATATCTATTGCATCACTAACTTTGATAAGTTGGTCACTCCATTCAACTTGACCCATGCCACCACGTTCTTTTGCAATCGTGTATCTTGAAGCATGCATTTGTATTTCTGTCTGTGCTTGCACCCTTGATATGCAATTGCAATCGACTGCTAAATTATCCTTAGGAGTTAGCTCTTGCTCTAGTGCCTTGATAATCTTCTTACAATTATCCGCATCTATCCCATCCATAATTCCATGAATGCTGTACGCCAATTTCTGTAACATTTCTATTGTGTCTATGCAGCTCTTCGCTTCTTCTCCTGTCATTTCTTATCCTCGCTTTCTGCCATATGATCTGATTTTGTAAAACCGGCTATGTTATCTATGTTAAATATTCCAACTGTAACTTCACCATTATGTAGTACTAATGTCCTAGATTCATTAAACCAATCTGAACTGTCTGAATTAACATTTATAATCTTTCCATCTTTCAACACTATGCTGTACATATTTTTATAACTCCTTATCTGCTTCAATGATTGTTGGTGCTGTTTCAATCACATTCATACAACTATCTATCAAATCTAACGCAAATGCCCTGACCTTATCTTCATCATCGCCATTCACATAATCAATATTATGTTTTGCCATCAAATCACCTACATATTCATCTGTACCTAAACTTGGAGAAGATAAATCAAGGTCTAATTCATCTTTTAGATTTCCATGTCCTTTTGGAAGAGGTGTACCCTCTTTAATCAAATGCTCAACGTAATACAGTGGTTTAGTACTATTCTTAATAGCTTTATACATTTCATCTGACACGGTAATTACTACTTTCATTCCTTATTCCTCGCTTTTTGTAATTCGTTACAATTGGACGTATCCCTAGAATATCTCCAATTAATTCAATTTGTTTTTTCACCCATCACTACTGCATATAATGTATGTTTTATCCGCAAAATACTTTTTGCATAATTTTTATAGTTTTATTAATCACAGCTACCGTTCTTATCCACCGCTTACGCTAATTTTCATACCGTCTTTTAACTTGTATGAAGACTTTAAAAACCACTGTATGCCTCTATCGTCTTTATATCTTCTGTCTAATTCAAGCTTGTCTTTAACTGCGTTTAAAACTTGCAAAGGCAAGAAGATATAATAATGATCAATAACACGTTGGTTCATTTCAAGAATAGACATATCATCTTTAATACCATAATTTAAATCTGCAATTCTGCCTTCGGTTTCTTTCAACATGTTTCTAACAATAGTATCAATTGTTTCAAACATGCCTTTTACATCAGTGATATAGCCTTCATAAAACCCGTCATCTTTATCTACCTTAACGCCATTCTTTTCTAAAAAATCTTCCCATTCTGGATAATAATCGTTATTACCGAAAATTTGAACACCGTCTATATAATGTCTAAAGCTCATTTAATTCTTCCTCTCTATTTCCCTTTGTGTATATATACTACACAAACAGTTATTTATTACTTCTTCTTATTTTTAACCATGTTTTTATCATGTCATAAATTAATCAAAGATATGTCTATCATCATTTCACCTCGTAAAAAGTATGCTCATAAGCTTCTACAACAATCAGGTTATGTTCCTTCTTGACGCTATAGATAAATGCGTCAAGAGTAGGCTTCTTGCCCTTCTGCAGTATTTCTTTAACTGTCGTGATCATTGTATTTCTAGCTACTCCTGTTCTTTTCCAATCACTTCTAAGAACACATACTTTAACAACTTCATCATTATGAAACTTTGATAAAAGATCACTTACACTTAATTCATTCATTTCATGTACCCTCTATCAAGAACTTTCTCTCTTAAGTCTGTATACTGCTTCTTAAGCTGCTTGTTTTTTTCTAAAAGCAATCTGCACTGATTCCTTAAGCGCATATATTCAGCATACGAATATGTTCCTTCTTCATTCCCATCGTTAAATTCTTTTTCAGCATTTATTTCAGCAAGCTTTATCTCTCTCTGCTTTCTTGATTCCTTTTCAGAAAGCTCATTTTTATAGAGCTTTTCCCAATTCTTCGCCTGCTTTTTCCAGTACATTCTTTTTTTATAGGAATCAGCATACTTCAACCTTGTTCTTTCTTCCCCAGCGCGATAACCTGTTTCTGCTATGCACATCAGCAGTGCTCTTACGCCATCTGGGTATCCTTCGAGCGCCTGCTCAGAAAAGGTGATGTGCCTGTTCCCCCTTTGTGGCTTGATTTTTTCAATTACAACTTTTTCTTTTACCATCTCTATTCCTCCGTCTCATAAACGTAATAGCGTGAATTAGAAACCACATGATGTTTCTGATTGTATATATACTTATAGATCGTATCTCTAGAGATACCAAGCATTTTGGCGCATTCGGAAGGTGAACCAAATGCGAGCACTTTGTCTCTTGTCTTGGCGTCGTATACGACTATGAATTTCTTTTTCATTTTTCTATCCTTTCAAAAGCTGCAGCTAAATGAGATGCGCATGTGATTATTGACGCATGTGCATGCTGTACAAAATTTGATAACTAAGGAGACTTTAACTTTTTGTGACTTAAGGAGGTTTCCTCCAATCTTTTTTTCTTGATGTAATTTGTCATTGTTTTAGCGTCAATCAGCAATGACAACAAATAAAAGCGCATCTCACATAGCTGCAGCCTTTAATTTTTTTAAAAGCAACTGATGAAGTTATTCATACTGCACCAGTTGTTGACAAAACCGATTACCTCATCCGACGGTTTAGCATTATATTTCCCTCGGCACTGAATAACGCGATTGTCTCTAAGCTCCAATGTTACAAATGGATTCTCTATATCATCTGCTTTTCTGACAAAGAATATATTTGTATCTCCAAACGCTACATTCTTAGCATATGTTCTAACACAATGATGAAGTTCTTTACTTTCATTGAATAATTCATCTAAGTCTTCAACAGGTCTTATTAGAAGCTGCTTTGAACTGTATATCAATTTCTTCAATTCCACATCAGCGCTTCTTTCTTTGATCATCTTGTCATATTTAGCATTACGAACTATTTTAAGATTTTCTATAGCTTCATCATGTGCACTCCAAAAATCTTTTGGGTATTTATTTATTGGCATTCTTGATAGATTCATAGCGTCGATATAGTCGCCGTAGTCTCTATAATTGATTTTCTTTTTAGTGTGCTTATTGCATGTGCATATGTAGTTAAGCACACGCTTTATCTTTTTAGCAGATTCATAGCTCCCGGTATAGTTTGCTCCACGCATCAACCTTATAAGATCTATATCAGGATTGCTTACATTTGCGTCTACAAGAGTCTCAGCTTCGCCTGGATCCAAATCATTTTTGATGATCTGGCTTATTTGCTTTTTGGTTGCTTTGTTGAGCGTATTTATATAACAATCATATACATACGTTCTCATAGCCTTAATGAATCTAGTGGCATTCGACTTGACAAGTCTCTCAACATTCGGGCATCTGTCATAGATGAATAGATAGTTTAGCAGTCCATAGCCTAACTTCTGTGCTTGCCTGAAGCCTGAATACCAGTAGCCTGTATCTTTCATCACTTTAGCAAGCTTAGGCTTGTACACATGATTAGTTGGATAGCTGAGCCAAAATCCTGTGCGATCCTCTCGCCAGTCCTCATAATCGTTCCAGAAGCTATGAGCCATAAATCCTTGCATTGTTCTTGATGAATTTCGCGTGATGCCCATTTCGTAGTTCTTATTCATTCTTCCTATTTCCATAACGCTATGTATTTCATCGTATCCATACTGCGTCTTTTTGATGTCTCTCATAAGATAGAAGTATCTTACAATCAACTCATGTCGTCTGTTGGATTCAAACTTAACGATATAGTCTCTTATAGGTTTAATCTTGCTGTATCGCTGAACTTTAAATCGCCTATGACAGCCAGCACATGTATGAACAGTTCCGTCTTTCAAGTTACGATCTATAACATGAAAACTATTACAGTTAGTGCAGTAGTACATCCATTTTCCTTTGGCATTGGATGTGTGAAAGAATATTATTCTATGCTGAGTGATGAACTCGCGTTCAATAAAGTCATCAAAGAATCCGTCTTTTATTTCTTCTATGTTAGTCAGTTCCTCAAGCGCAACCTGTTTTCGCCAATACAATGCATCTCTCATAAGTCAAAGAGCGATACCTGATTTACCTTTGGCTTCTTAGCTTGACGTTTAGCTTTACGCTTTTCCTTCTTCTCCTGCTCTGTCTTCTTTATCTCAGCAAGTTTCTTTTTGACTCGCTCTTCAACAATCTTATCGATATCGACAGGCTCCTTCTGCTCAACCTCTTTTCTATATTCAGCAAGCGGCTTGAGTGCTTTGTAATCTTTTGTTGCAGCTACCTTAACATTAGCTTTTGAAACTTGTTTGACGGTGATATCATCTTCATCATAATAGTGTACCGCTAATGAAAAAACTTCTTCATCAGTCATAGCTACACGCGATCCTTTCTTCTGTGCTTCCTGAAGAATATAATTGCCACATTCTTCAAGAGATTTGTTCTCTTTGCCTAGCGAGTCTTTAATGTCATCTCTAGTCAGAAGATAATCAGCGATTACTTTTAACCAGTCGTCAACGTTATTGCGCTCTTCTTGTATTTTCATGGTCAAGTCTCCTTAAGTTTAATTTTTCAAAAATGAAATAAGATAAGATATATATTTATATATATAATTATCTATATTGTTATATATATTATTATTGTGTGCCATTTTGACACTACCCCTGTGCCATTTTGACACTACCCCTGTGCCATTTTGACACTACCCCTGTGCCATTTTGACACTACCTATGCCATTTTGACACATGTTTAAATATTTTTTATTCGGTCCAACATTTCAGATAAATCATCACAAACGATATTAACAGAACTCTCGTTATTGTTTGTTATGTCATCAGGAGTAACAGCAGCATATTCATTGAATAGAACATTGTTGACTTCCTTCTGCTCTTTAATGATCAGCCCTTTATCACATAAAGCATTTAGAGCTCTAATTACTGAACGTCTTGACGAGCTGATACATGAGGCTAGATAGTTTATTGAGCCTGTATATTTTGCTCCAGTTGCTTGAGAGAATCCATAAATAATCGCATAGAGCATTAGCTCCTTGCCTTTTAGATTGAGCTTATTTATCATCCATCCATTGACGACAAAGTAATTTTCGTTTTTCATTTTAATCCTCACTTTTTACCTTAGCCCACCTAGGGCAAATCAAATTAATACGTTCATAATTGCCATGTTCACCCCATTCACACATTCTCAATGGTGATATTTGATATTTGCAATTTTTACAGCCTTTATATCCAAGCAATTTAATTTGTTTTTTCACTTCATCTATCATTTCTTATTCTCGCTTTCTGCCTTAACCATTTTTCTTATAACAGGCTGAATATGATTTCTAAACACGCTTACTATCTTTTTCTGCCATGGTCTGTAATCATATACAAGATAATCCCATATATCCGACCACGATCCGTCATTTTCCTCTTCAAACAATTCAATGAATTCTTCTCCACTTTCGATAATGTAATCATGCTCTTCGATTTTCTCAAAAATTTTATCAAGGCACTTTATTTCGTCATCATCATATGCATTATCATAAAAACATGATTTTGTGGCTTCATAATCAAATTCCGTCGGTCTTCCACACAATTTACTAAGAAGATAACCGTCATATATTCGTGACATAAGTTCCAAAAAACTTTCAGAAGCTGGTGTGGCATACCATTGATAAGCATAGTTCCCAACATCTGATATGATAGTCAACTCATAAGTGTCAAGATTGAAATAAAATCTAGCATAAAGGCATGAACCATAATCATTATCAGTTGTCTCCTGCCTATATTCTAAACATCTAATATTTGTGAAAAGTTCTTTAACTGTCATTCCTTATTCCTCACCTTCTTTAATTCGTTATAATTGGACGTATCCCTATAATATCTCCAATTAACATGATTGCTGTTTTTTGCCTATACAAAGGCATATAATGAGCTTTTTTCATCAAAAATACTTTTTGCATAATTAAAGCCCATATTTCTTCTCTATAGCACCAGTAAGCGCAGCTACATCGCTACAGAGTATCTTTTCTTTTTCTTGATCGCTATGGCATTCTTTCTTCATGAAACAGCCTTCGCAGTTCTCCATTTCATGAAGCATCCAAGCAGCGTCTTCAGCTAAATCATATTTGTTCTTTTTCATTCTTCTTTCTTCCTCTCTTTCTTCTGTAATGTATGCTGTTCATAACATCCTTCATTTCCGTGTCATTCAGTCTTGCGTAGCCTCTTGTTGTCTCGGTCGAGCTGTGGCCAAGAATGTCAGCTACCAGTTCTATATTATTTCCTTCGCTTATAAGCTTTTTTGTGAACAGGTGGCGGAATGAATGAGCGTGTGCCTTACTCAGGCTTACCTTTGCATGTCCTGCAATTCGCTGAAATCTTTCCCACGCAGTCGAAAGCCCTATAGGTCTTTCTTTGTCTCTTGGCGCTCTGAATACGTAGCCGCTTTCTACGTTATTCTTTTTTATGAATGCGTTAATTTCACGCTTCACGTCATCAGGTATCGTTATCTGACGATGTTTGCCCTTGTTGTAGATGCTGATCTGTGTCCTGTTGGCCAACCTCTCCACGGTAAAGAATTTAAGTTCAGAGAATCGCACTCCTGTTCTAGAAAGAACAATGATCATGAGACGCATGTCTTCCATGCCGAGCCTTCTCGCCCAGTACGTCAGTCTTTCAAGATCGGACTCGCTGACGACATTATTAACAGTAAAATTCTTCTGGTCTCTTACCTGTTTTACTTCTAACGCTGACTTGTAGGTCTTTATCCTGTTGATATCATCCGTCTCACAGTACCTTACAAATTTGTTGGCTATTGTTATAAAGCTCCTGATGCTTGTCGGACTGTATTCCGACGATATCTGTTTCTTCCAATGGATCATGTCAGACTTTCTTATGTCAGCTACTCCCAGTTCATCAAAGCGACGTATCATGTCTGCACATACTCTTTTATATTTTTTTACAGTGTTCTCAGCTTTCTCTTCCTCTTTAAGCTCTTCACAAAATTTATCCAGCTTCGCTTTCATCATCTCCAGTTCCATTTAATCCATCCAACTCCTTTACTTTACATAAATTTATAAATTTGCTATAATATATGAAAAGAGAAAGCCCTGGACAGGTTATTCTTTTTTATTTGGCATCCATATATGGATGTCTTTTTTTATGCATTGTGCTTCCAAATTGTCGTGTCTATGGTATTGATGCTCTGGCGAAAACATCAGGCTTTATTAAAAGGAGGTCGGAAGCACAACGCGGTTCTCCTAGCACTCAGCAGGAGATGTGACAGCAGATTCTATATGAAAAAGGAAAATATATTATGATTTCTAGAAATTTGTAGGAACATCGGGGGGGTACAATCAGTACTTATTGCAAAAGACGTTTTGAATCTGCTGTCGCATCTCATGTCGAACATGATTGATTGCCTCCCAGTCAGTAATACTTGTAAAGCTTGCTTTTCGGTATGTATCCTTCAAAGAATTTAGCTAGGTCTTTCATCGCTTGCATCTTCCTGTTCAAATAATGCGTTGGTAATTTTTTCAACAGTGTCCATAACAACCGCCACATCATTAATTTTCAATAGCGTAACTATGTCTGCTTTATCCTTATCAATGCCTTTATGCTCAAAAAAATCGTCAGTCTTTTTAATACGCTCTTCTAAGATCTTGCGTCCTAGCTCTTCCATTTTTTTCTTTGTTATAGTTACTTTTCCTTCTCCTAAATCAATATCATCATCTTTAAATTTGGCCATTGACAATGCTCTTGATAATGCTTTTTCGATTTCATCGACATTGCCGTCATAAGGTACAATATCAATAATGTTGTGTAAAGCTTCAACAGGTACTTTAGTTTTTAAGATTCCTGTAGCTGCAGCTGCAAACAGTTCTAATAAATCCAATCCAGTTCCATGTAGCGTAACAGAGATAGCATCACCGCTCTTTGTTACAAGTAATTCTTTTTTAATTCCCATAATTTTCTTCTCCTTTTCTTGCGATGTCCTGGTGCCAGAATACAGGTACATGACAATGCGATGACAATATTTATACGTGCTATAGAGAAAGTAGGAAATATATTATGACTAAGTCATTTTCCCTGTATTCTGCCATCAAGACACCGCTATTTTGCTTTTGTTAGACAATTAGTGCTATCAGCAACATGACTGATGCAATTACCACAAGTGTTGTAACAATTGCTGCAGTCTTTGCTTCTCTTTTATATTCAATTGCATCAAAATATCTTTTTACTTTCATGCGATCACACCTGTTATCTTAAGAAGTACGATCGCAATCCCTCCAAGTGCCGTTCCAAGCAAGAATGCTGGAAAAACGATTCCAACAATAAACTTCACCGTTTCAGTAATTCCATCAATAATGCAGTCTGTTACAAGAACGCTCTTGACCACCCAAGGTCTAAGATGATACTTGTTTGTATATTTTCTTTTCATTTTATCCTCATCTCCCTCATCTTCTTTATCTCATTCCGTAATATTCAAACAACTTTGACTTAGATATTAAGCTTTCTTTATAAGGCAGCTTGTAGTGTGCCTTGATCTTATTGATTATGGTGTAAGCTGCAGTTTGTTTGACTTTCATGATCTTCATGACTTCGTTAACTCCCAACATCTCATCATTAACAAAAACTTTAGTTTCAACCGTAATATCTACGTCTCCGTATATTGCGAGTGCTTCACTAAATTTCATGTTATCGCCTCCGCTGTTGCGTTACGCAACTTTTAAAGTAAAAAATTATAAGATTACATCATTCATAGAAATCTTGGAGTTTGGATTAAGTTCATTATATCTTTTAATGATTTTATCCAAGTCTCCTACTTTTAACATTGAAGGGTCTTTCTCATACTTGATGATTGTACTTTCAGACACTCCAATAAAATTAGCAAGCTGAATCTGTGAAAGATTCATGCCTACTCTAACCTGCTTAAGTGTAAGCATCTTTTTCACTCCTTTCTTGTGTTGCGTATCGCAACCTGTGACTACAATATAACACTCTATGTTGCGTAAAGCAACAGTTATTTAAAGAAAAACATTAAAAAATTACTGTTTTACTTTAAATTCGTTGTAATGAGCAACATTTTTATTATAATGTATGTGAGGTGAAAACGTATGAATAAGATGAAGACTGACCCATATTATATGGCTTTAGGCAGTTTTTTTAAGAAATTAAGAGAAAAGAACGGCTGGACATATGAAGAAGTAGCAAAGCCTTTAGGGCGTTCCAGAGGGTGGTATTACGATATTGAAAAAGGTAGAAACGCAGTGCGTGTTGGTGATGCATCAAAGTTATGCTATTTGTTTGGTGTTACTCTTAATGAAATGCAGGCATATATTGATGGCCAATTAGACAATATCGAAGAGCTCACAGAATAAAAAAACCTCAACTGCTGCAGCAGTCGAGGTTTCGCGAAAGGAGACTCATATGGCTGATTATAAAAAAGTTATACTAAAAAACGGAGAAACTAGGTTTATTATAGATGTTGATTTAGGTGTTGATATCACAGGCAAGAGAAAACGTACTAAAGTAAGAGGCAAGACATTAAAGGAAGCCAAGCAAAAAAAGAAAGACTTGATAGCTGGCAAAATGTCAATCAAGAATAATGATGCACCTACATTTGCGCAGGCATGGAGACTGTACATTACTGATCAGACTAAAAGAGGTGCATTGTCACCTATGACAGTCAGAACAAAAGAATCACAGTATAAAAGCATGGAGCCGTTTTATAATGTAAAGATTGATAAGATAACATCAATCATGATTGAGGAGTGGGCTAACACTCTAACAGGAGCTAATAAGACAATTAACGAGAAATGCGTAACATTAAGCACTTTTCTTAATTGGCTCATTAAAAAGAAATTCTTAAAAGAAAATCCTTATAACTTGGAATTGCTTAAAGGTGAAAGAAAAGAAATGTGTTATCTAACAGAGAATGAGTTTGAAAAGGTTTATAGATTCATTGATGAAAGATTCAAACTGGCAACTATCACGTTGATGTATACAGGCTTAAGAAAGGAAGAGTTATGTGGTTTGCAGGCTACTGATATAATTGATCATGAGCTACACCTATCACATACACGTCAAGGTACGGAGCTAACTACCAGGTTCAAAAACAAACAATCCAAGAGAATTGTGCCTATACCATCATGGCTGGAAAAGGAATTAGTTGATGCGTTTAGGCATAAGCGTTTAATCTTCTGGCATTGCTACACCAACACATTTGTTAAGGAGCTTAAGATAGCATGTTGTTTAGCCAATATTAACAAAAACATTACACCTCATTCATTGAGACATTCTTATGTATCTCTTATGATTAACGAAGGCAAGACTTTGTGGGATATAGCACAGCTGGTAGGACATGGATCCATTTTAACTACTGAGCGCGTCTATGGTCATATGTATTCAGAGCATCGTAAGAAATTGGTTGAAACCTTAGAGGTTCGTGAGTGGAGACAAAATGGAGACATTTTTGATAAAAAGGCCGTTAACTAGGCCTTTTTTAAGCGTTTAAATAGTTTATAAACACTCTATTCAAAAATGTAAATAGCTAAAAAATAAGTATTTTGTGAAATATTTGAGTGTTATTTTTAATATTTTTTCATATTTTTTATATCTCTTTGGAGACAAATTGGAGACAAATAAATATAAACATGAAAAAGAGAGGACTATTTTGCCCTCTTTTATTCGTTCCAGTTGTTGGCACACGCCTACCATGGTCTACAAATAGTCCAAGGCTCTCCAATTTTATTCCAATACTTATCTGCTACACCGGTATAATCTAGAACAAACAAATAACCATCCAATTTAAAACCCCAGTTAAATGGATTATTTGGATATCGCGGATTTAGATCGCTCCAATATTCTCCGCAACTTTCAGCAACATCTAGAGCTTCTACGATTTCATCATAGAGACCCTCATCATCTTCACCGATATCATATTCTGTTGCATATTTATGCAACAATGGAACATCAATATTATAGGTATCTTCTGATACCTGTTCGTAAAATCTATTTTTCATTTTTTAGTCCTCCTGTTTTTTTCATATCTTCTCTTATTAATTTTTTGATGTAGCCCTGTTTATTCTTGCACTGATCCAAAAAATTTATTATGTCTGAATCAGTGTTCTTATTCAAATCTAACTTCATTTGTTTAATGTTTTTTCTTTTGTACTTGAGATTCGCTTTTGTTCGTGAATCCATTTTTATTCCTCCTAATCAATTCTCATGATTTTATTTATTTTTTCATTTATCAACTTGTGATAGTATTCTTCTAGATCAGCCCCAAAACATCTAAAAGTGATTGCCCAGTGTTTTGAATTTTCAATTTCATATTTCATAGGATTTTTTACTAAAGTTACATTAATAAATTTTCTATACGCAAATTCCATTAAATTGTCGTCATACCAAAAGTTAAGCTTGAACATGTCTTCTGCTTCTTCTTCATTTTCGGCAAAAACGAATATTTCTTCATTTTCTCCTTTCATATTTTCAAACGCGATTTTGTAAATGTTAAATTCTTTCATTTTGTTTCCTCCCTCGGGGATATCTCCTTCCCCTCTTTCCACCATTATATTAACATATATACGTACGTATGTAAATAGAAAAAATGAAATTTATTGAAAAAATAAAAAAAGAGAGGGTGTTCAACCCTCTCTCTTACCACATTATGCACATGATCATCCCAATACCATTTTCTTGATAGTCTTTTTCTTTACTCGCCCAGTGTTTGGAATACCATGCTTTTTCTGATATGCCTTTACTTTCTTTTCGGTATCACTTCCAAAAATTCCATCAGCTTTAGCACCAACTTTTTTTTGAATGAATTTTACAATGGTTGCCTTATGCTTGATGCCTTTATATAAATCAACCTTTTCAAATGTGGCTTTTGTCTTTGCTCCTGCAAGTCCGTCAACACTCAATTTTCCGCCGTAGGAAACGTTATAGGCTTTTTGGTATTCCTCTACCGTCTTTGAGTATTTAAGCTTTGGAGCGGCAACTTTTGTCTTGGAAGTGCCAACGCTCTTATTTGAAGTGTTTGAGCTTGTAGCTTTTGCGGTAGCGGTATTATGTGATACTGCTGCAGCTTTTACTTCTGTGTGAGCGAATACCCATGATACAAAAGCCATACACCAAGGATATGCTGAACCGCTGACTTCCTTACCGTAAAACCACGTATTATACTTGACTTTATTTGAACCAGCTGGTACTTCTTTTGTGCCAACTTGTGACTTTGCTTTTGCAACAATCATATCAGCAGTAATCAGCTTATCATATTTCGGACGATAGAACCCACGAATATTTTTGGTAGTACGTGTACGAAGCATTACCTTTCCACCGTTATCATTAGAAGTAATTGAGGTATTGCCCTCAACAACTTTATAGCCTAACAACGTTTTTTCAACAACGATTCCTGTATGTGATGCTCTTCCCTTTCCAAAATCGAAAAGAGCCACGTCACCTTTTTTACCATGTTTTTTGTCAATAAATCGTTCATGCTTTTTTGCATAATTTTCTACTTCTGGGCAGTAAGCTGATTTTTTACCACCGTTGAAATAACTCAATGCATTATTTGACATATTTATTCCTCCCTGATTTTCAATAACTTCCATCTGTCATCGTGAAGATGATGAAGCGAACCGTTACCTCCACGATCAACATATGCTTTGAACGCTTCTTCAGTTTCTTCATATTCACTAAGAGTCACATATCCTCTTTCTAGATGCTCCATCATATCGTGCTTAATGTCTCTTCTTGCTGAAGTAAGAACTAGAATATCCATCGCTCTTTCTCGCTTCATATTCTCCGCTTTTCTGTGCTCTCTTAATTCAATGTTCTTCTTGTATACTTGCTGCAATAAGAACCCCAAGAAGCCCGATAAAACCGTCATCGTTATCGATACGATGTAAGGAAACAAATTAACGATACTCATTAATCTTCTTCCTCCACGACATCCGGTTTATACTTGCGGATGTTTGAAGCGATTGCACGTAAGCAACAAATGAAAGCAGCAGTTGCACTGATCAGTAAGTTTGTCTTCCAGTCAATGCTAGTGATTAACTGTCCAGCAGTAATAACAGCTAGTAATGTTTCAATAAATGTATATACTGTTCTCAAAAGAACATCTTTTAATGCTTCATGAATAAAATCCATATTAATAACCTCCTATTTGATAACCAAAAAAGGAAGCGTTATGCTTCCTCTTCTTCAATAACGATTGCTTTCTTAATTAGTAGTCTTCGCCAGTAATTATTTTAAATTCTTCTTCTGTAATCCATTTTTTAATTACTGCATTGCGGACCCTGACGATATTCCATAAACCTTCGTCATAAAACTCTTTGACGAGTTTAAATTTCTTGCTCATTTTCTTCACCTTCACTTTCAGCGTCCAATTCAACGTCAGACATCATTGCAATATATTCGATGTTTGAGTGGTTGATTTCAGCCTGAGAGATAGCATTCTCTTGCTCTTTTCTATCTTTTGGTGACATTTTGTTTCTAATTAACTTCATGTTGATTCCTCTACTTTCTCCAAATATTCTTTCGTTCTCTTAATCAACTTATAAGAGTTACCTTTTGAGGCATTATTTGTCCATGCTCCAAAGCAATCATCAATCTTGTCTTGTGTAATCTCATTCTTCTTCAACAACTGCACTTGACGATATAATTTCTTCCTCTCATGCTTAACATTTTCACTATTGAGAGTCATGATGATTTTTCCGGTATTTGTAACATGATAATAAAAACCTAAAAACAAGAAGCCATCTTTTAATGGTTTTATATGCGTTTTCTTAATATTCACAGAAAATCCAATATCATTTAGTTTTGATTCAATTTTGGCTAAACAGTATTCAAGATACTCTTTTGATTTATGTGATATGTAGAAATCATCCATATATCGAATATAATCTTCGATTCCTAATTCTTCCTTGATGAAATGATCAATAGAGCTCAGCAAAGAAATGCCTGCTATCTGAACCATTTGTGAGCCCGGATTGTATCCTACGTCGCCTTCATACTGAGTATTAAGTACATCACATACCATTTCATAATCGACATCATTCAAGCATTTTCTAAAAACCTTCTCTACTTCTTCATGACGCATATTTGGATAATAACCAGACACGTCAATTTGAAGTACATAACCATCAAGTCCATAATTTATAAAGTGCCTTCTCAAATACTTTTTCACTAATTTTCTTGCAAAGTCTGTACCTTTGCCTTTTTGACAAGCGCAGTTGGAATGAATAAATGATTTAGTAGCATTCGGATATAATACTAAGTCATTAATTGAACGCTGATAAACCCTATCTTCAAAAGGGATTGATAAGCCATCTCTAGGCTTAGGATAGGTAATTCTAATCTCTTTTGGTTTGCCATTTTTCCATTTGCCTTCTCTGAATTTACGTTCCATTTTGTAAATCCTTTCGGGAGCATTGAGGTTAAATGACATAACACTCGGCTTCCAGCCTACGCCTTTCTTGCATTTGATAAATGATTCCCATAATGCATCATATGAGGTTATATCTTTATTGTATTTAATAAAATAAATCCTCCTGTCATAGTTACGTAACTGCAAACAGTCACGCAACATCATTTCGGTATTGTTTACGGATTAAAACCGACGGATTTCGGTTCCTTGCGTAAAAAACTAGCCATTCCACAAACACTATGTGTATGCCATCGGTTGGCTATTATCGCAATCGGGGGTGCAGCGATTCGCATTAGTCGCGTTGTTGTTGTTGACATTGCCAGATGTGTTCGCATTCCACACATTATTCGCATTGTTGAGATTCGCAGAGCGAAGACGCACTAAAAAAATTCAACCTACATCCGATATAATTTTAGAAATCCTTATAGCGGCTTTTGTCAGCTTTGTACCATTTTCCTAGCAATGTTCTTGTGTCCAATGTCATGCCTACCCAATAGCCAACTTTTCTACCTCTCAAATGAAATAGCCTTTGAGCAATATTTATGTACGAAAGCAAGTTATTACAGTAGATAATAGCCTTATGTTCCAATGCAAGTCTTGTTTTCTTCGATTCTTCATCAGTGACACGAATATTGTTAGCTGTATTTGCCGACATAAATATATTAGTCGCACAGTCTACTGTCTTATCGATGAATTTCTGATACTTTTCATCAAACACCTTTGGATTAGAGCATATCTTGATTGTGTGAACACTTAAATTTAGAGCTTTGTTAAGAGAGATAAGCCCTCTATTCTGTGGAGTATCTGGTACATTTCTTTGACCGACATTTACCGCCATAAAATTTCCTCCTTATCTTTTTTATTGTAAATCGGTCCTCCGCCGATCCGTGGGTCGGCGGATTACCTAAGATTACCCGATTACGCAAACGGGGGTGCAGCGATACGCATGAGTCGCGCTGTAGCCGTTGACATTGCCAGAAGTGTACGCATACCACACATAATACGCAAAGTTGAGATACGCAGAGCGAAGACGCACTAATTGTGCGGAGCTATGATTTTCGATTGCATATGTGATGTTTTGAGCATAGGCAGTGTAGTCAGCCAATGGACTGTCTAACCCTAACTGTTCCTTCATTAACGGATAATATGTTCCTTCTCCTGCTTTCTGAGGAGTGTAATACAATTCTTCTTTTGAAGGCAGGAACACCTTGTCATATGTGTATGATTCAACACCGCCGTGTGTTGGATTGTTTTTCCATGTTTTGACTTTAACAGTTTGCATCGAATTATATAGCTCGTCACTGATTCCGCATAAGAATCCACTCACAGTTTTTAACTGATCAGGAGCAATATCCCACTCGTCTTGAGCAGTCCACCATTCTCCCTTTCCTTCACGAGAATTTAAGTATTGTCTGTATGCTGAGATTTCCCAATCGTTATTGCCATAGGCAGTCTCCTGCATGGAATTTAAATTGCCATCTCTTGTATTAAGTTTTAATGTTCCTAAGAATGTACCGTCTGTGCCTTCAGTAACGGTAATAGCGTTTTCTAAAATATCAATACCATTTGCATCATACGCATACACTTTCCAATTTGATGGGTTAACATCAGGCATTGAATAGAATCCAGCCAATCTACCACCTGTTGGCACGTCATTAGTAATAGTAAATTGATATGATTTATCCTTTTTGGCATTAGTGCCCCAATCAGCTCCTAATGTAATATGATACGTTCCTGCAGTCAGCCCGTCTCTACAAGCGTAGAAAGCTCGATTGTGAGAGAACTGAATTGGTCTTAATGTAGCCCAATGTTGCTTTAAGAACATGCCGTGAATAGTGCTTTCTCTTGTTTCCACATCTTCAAATTTAGCAACATCCCAAGGATTTGAATATTCCTTATTATTGTTATCAACATCTAACCAATTTTCTTCGATTTGATCTCCGTAGTTAAGGAAATGTTCAGCTTTTCCAGAGCGTACTAATTCTGATAATTCAGTCCATGAATTATCTTTTTTAAGAGTTTTGTAAAGCAATTCAACAGTAGCGTTGGTGTCCTCAATAGCATCTTCATTTGCTGCGACTCTGGTATCAAGAGCGTTATAACTACTAGTTCGTTCATTGGTTTCATCATTGATCAATAATCGTAAATCAGCATCTGCATTCTCTCTTGCAGTTGATTCAGCATTGACAAGCCCTTCAAGCCTAGTATCAGCATCTGTTCTAGCGGTAGACTCAGCAGTAATTAGTGACTGTAAGTTTGTGTCAGCAGCTTCTCTTGCTGCGCTTTCAGCATCGAGTAATGCATCAGTTTCGGTCTTTGTATACCTGTCGCCGATAAGACTTTCTAGTCTTGTGTCAGCATTAGCTCTTGCTGTACTTTCATTATCAAGCTTAGTATTTAGCTCGTTAACAGTGCCATTAACACCTTCAATAGCTTCACTACGTGTCGTTGCTTCTGCTTGAATAGCTGATTGCAACTCAGCGTCAGCATTTGCCCTTGCCGTAGACTCAGCATTGACTAAAGCATCAGTTCCAGCTTTAGTGTATCTATCGTTGATTGCTGATTGCAAATTAGCATCAGCAGTTTCTCTAGCTGTTGTTTCGGCATCAAGTCCAGCGCTTAAATCATCTAAGTCACCATGTATTAATGTTACATCCTGTGATAGTCCGTCAATAGCGTTAGTATTGCTTGTAACTCTACTGTCGATACCATTAACCTTATCATCAATTGCAGACACATCTTGTGATAACCCATTCACCGTCTCCTGCATTGCCGATACGTTTTTTGACAATCCATCTACCTTATCTTCGCACTCATCTACCCTATCAAGCAGAATCTTCCAGTTCGTAGGCATAGGCTCGTCTGGACTGACTCCACCATCATAATTTATGTTAGCATCACCTTTAAACCTAAATGCAATCTCATTCGTAGTGTATCTCTTCGTGCACACCATATAGTCCTGTGTGTCAGTAGCGAACAGAGTCATTTTGAATTTCAACTGTCTCAGACAGTCATATGGAATAGAACATGTATTGTCCGCTGTAACTTCTTTGACATATACGTTGCCCTTTTCATCATGAAACTGCGCCCAGATAAACGGCAAATTCCATCCACCACGGACGTGTCCTAGATCATCAGTTTCAAATTTGAAATTACAACAGAGTGTGTCTATAGTGTCTGTTGATGAGTAATATTTTTGGCTGTAGTCCAGCCGTTGCCCATCTACATTAAATCTGATGTAATCCATAAGCGTTTCCTCCATTTCTTCTAGTAGTCTTCACCTGTGATTTCTTTGAATTCCTCTTCGGTGATCCATTTTTTAATTACTGCATTTCTAACTTTTTTGATATCCCACATACCTGCACGATACCAATATAGGACCTTTTCAAATTTACTCATCATAGCTCAACATCTCCCATCATTGCTAAATATTCTAATTTAGCTTCAATGTCTCTATCCTTTAGTTCTCTTGCCGTTAAAGGTCTAATAATGAGATGCTGTCTGCCGTCAACTCTGAAATTATTGCAGCACACCATATTTTCATGCATAACATCGTCAATATGTACTTTAATTAAATTACTTTCCTGTAGTTCATCGTCAGCTACTTCTATTTCTGGAATGATGTTATTTCCATTAAGTTCAGCTTCAAATTCAAAGCCATCATCAAATCTAACTTTCATATTTATCCTCCTTAAAACTATTCGCTATCTCCGACTATACAGGCAAATGGGCGGACTCCAAAAGTGGCGTTAGCGCGGAAAATTTCCACATGGCCTTTCTCGTACACACCCGTGAAGTTGAAGTCAACCGAAGAACCAATGTTAGTTAACCAGTATGTTTGTCCAATATTAATTTTAGTTTGATCTAACATAAACAGCTTGAATTGCGTCATTTGTGTACCTACATCAAAACCATTTTGATTCCATGTTGAATGACCACAAACTTGTATCTCATTCATTAACTCAACTCTCATATCTCTCCAAGCCTGCCCTGAAGGAAAACCACTGCTATCAGTGGCATTTGAATATAAACCTCTGTGTGCTGGAATAAACGAATTGCCGAAAGCATTGTCAAATGCATTTTCAGCATCAGCCAGATTATAATTATACAGCCAGCTACCTGTGTAGCAGTCTTTTGCAGTATTTGTCAAGTTCATTTGAGCGCTATACAAAATAGTATCCGGTACGATAACTACATGATGCTTATTAAAGATATTACCGTATGAATCACCAACTCGGTAATAGTAATCGAAATCGGCAATTCGCCAATTTATGTTATTGATGGTCCAATAATCGCCAATGAATAAATCGTCAAACGAGCCATTAGCAATAGCTTCTTTTTGTGCATCTGTATATGTATCTCCTAAATACTTGCCACGATAAACGCTTGAATGGAAACCAGCACCAGTGCCTGTCATTGTTTTTTTATCTACGTTGAATAGGATATTATCAAATTCTTCAATCGCATCTGATACAGTCTCAATATCAATAAAATCATCATTGTCTGGTACTGAGATTTTATAATTAGTTGTTTTTCTACTCACTTTTTATTCACCTCTTCGCAAATTCTTATAAGTTTTATTTTGCAATGATTTATAAGTCACATCAGCATAATCATTGAATGTCTTACCTTCAATAATATTTTTGTTCCTTGCTTCTTCCCAAGTGCTGCCTGCAAGCTGTCTCCACGTCTTCTCACGTAATTCTCTATAGTGATAAAAACGATATGACAGTTCTATGTACATGTTCATTGGCACAATTTTTTCCAGAAGACTTTTAACAACATCATACTGATTAGTTCTTGATAGCGGCACTTCAACATGCAGGACCATATTTTTAGTGTCCTCTTCTACAACGATCTCATCACCGCATAACTCGGTTAAACGTCTTTTTAATTTATTGAACGTGTAAGGATGCATTTCATGCCACCTTGACTGTACACGAAGTTTTCTGTCTTCTAGGTTGTCAGTGTCAAGCGGCACGATACCTAATATTTTTTCTCTTCTTGCGATACCATACTCAGTAGATGTTTCAATAAAGATATCATCATGTACTGCTTGCACATCATCCATATATTTTGACATCAGTTTTTCAGACAGTTTGTAAATCTCTCTAATTTCTGGGATGTTATTAAGTACTTCCGGTATTTCAATCTTTCTAAGTTCAGCCATGATTAAGCCTCCGTATAAGACGCAAATACAGGTACATCATATTCTTCCAGTCTAATGTTTTCAGCCTGTCCATTAATGGTGACATTAGAGATATCAAGTACTCCCTGCACGTTAAGAATATGGCTTTCGATGCCAGACAGTCTCACTATTAACTGCGTAGATTTCTCCCATGCTTCACGAAGAGACAGTACATACTTCTTGCAGGCATCTTCTAACTGTGTTTTTAAATCCTCGTAAGAATATCCATCATCATATTCAACCGTTGCTGTAATGGCTAAATTGACACTGTTAGCACTATGAATTAATACTTTATGTCCAATAGGTGCGATACCGTCACCTTGCCCTTCATCAGGATCAACAATATTTTGTACTGTTTCAACTAAATCAGCAGGTGCAGGAGATAGTGCGCTATTCAAGATATAGATGTTAATATATTCATCATCTTTTTCTCTACGCGCAATCTTTAATGCTCCAACTCCATCTATGTCCTTGATTTCATCTTCATAATACTTCTTGTTTCCTGCGAACGCTTTTTCAGTGAAGTAATCCAAGCGTCTGGCACGGTATAGCTCTGTATCTTCTTCATCCACACCTTCGACGACGCATGCAGTAATTACGCCTGTTTCAAAACCGTCAATAGCTTCAACAGGCTCAATGTCACCTGTGAATGTGTTTGGCTCAGTGCCGACATCGTCACACTCGAAGTTATAGCTATAATACAATTCATCATTAACTGTAACCGTTCCCAATGACTCAATAACAATAAAATTAAAATCGTAATCAGTAGCACTAAATTCAGTTCCCAATTCGATAGGAATATTAAGATATCCTGTCAATACGGCATAATCGCCTTCATCGACAGGTAAGCCAACTTCAGCGCCACTCTCTATCAGATGCTCGCGGTCCATTGTATCTACTAGCAAGTTATCGTTAACACTATCCAAATCAGCATATGCTTCTTCTAGCCTGTTGGCTATTAATGCAATGGCATTAGAGATAAGTGAGCCTTCCTGTGCATCAATACCCATATCAGTATGCACATCCGTTAACATCTGTTCTCTAATTGATTCAAAAGTATTATCCTCAAATCTCGACATTATCTAAATCCTCCTCTCCAAAAACTGTGACAACAGTAAAGGCACATACAGCCTTATCCATTTCAAACTCACAGTAGAAGTTTCTGATGCCCTGTATGTACTTGTTTTGCGTTAGACACTCTCTAATCATTCTTTCAGACTCACTTACAAACAAGTCTCTATTTGTTGTGCCTATTAAGTTTTCTACTTCGTTACCGTAATCTGAGGTAAATAGTTCAAATCTTTCTCTGGCAATTTGAAGCACCAATGTTATCCACACTTTAACCGCTTCAAGACCATATACCTTATAGTCTTTGACATGACCGTCTTTATCCAAAGCGTATTCAAAATACTCCTGTTCATCATCAGCTAGCCTGCTGGCTTCAACTGTGCCTGGATCTTCCGACTCAACAACATCAGTATCTTCTTCTTCGGTGTTATCAGTTTCTTCTAAGATATCTTCTTCATCCATAGATAGCACCTCCTTTAATCAATTTTTCCAACAATGATGATGGTTTCATTATTAGGCTTAAATACAAGTACCTCATCACCTTTTTTGAAGTTCTTGACCATCTTTGAAGTATCATCATCTTGTTTATACAAGGTGTCTAAAATCCTGTAATCGTTCTTGTCCAGCTTTATTCCGTTTATTCTAATGCAATCATTGTCTAACATCTTTGCAATCATAAACTCACTCTTGGAAGCTCCTTTTGCGTTTGCCTCCATCAATAAAGCTGCCAAGTTAGCAATCCCATTAGCTTTCATTAGTATAATCTCCTAGCACAGTAAAACTGTCTTCTATAATATCCGCTTGTGATGTTCTGCTCTATTACAGTACTTCCTGTGTGCGGTGCATGAACCATCTTGCCGTTCCCAATGTAGATGCCTGTGTGGTGAATACCACTATAAGCACCATTTGAAGAGAATATGACGATATCTCCTATTTTCATTTTGCTATATGATACGTTTTTGCCAAGTTTGGACAATCCTTTTGTATTTGTTCTTCCAAAGTTTATACCGCATTTTTTATGTGCCCACCAAACAAGACCAGAACAGTCAAATGTGTTAGGACCTGTTGCGCCCCATACGTATTTGCAGCCTTTCTTTGATAATGCCTTGTTTGCGATATTCACACCTTTGCTGCTGCCACTTAAAGAAGTAGTAGAAGCCTCGGCAGTTGTCTTAACTTTAATTGTCTTAGTAACTGTGATTTCTCCGTATCTTGTACCAAATTTCTTAGCCTGTGCATTAGTCTTAAATAAGATATCCACATGCACTTTACCTTTCAACCTTGCATGTTTAGGCACATCATTTACTTTATACGTTTTTCCATTAATCGACTGACCTTTACAACTTATTTTGACTTTTGCGCCGTACGGTGCAATCGACTTACCCATTGCACAAGTTTTCTTGGCTGCATTAAGCTTGTGACCTTTGCAATCCTTGCCTGTTCCTGTTTTCTCACTGTAAGCAGTGAAGATTGCCTTGTATTTTTTCTTGGTGGTTTTAGTCACCGATCCATCAGCATTTGTAACTTTTCCGTTAGAATCAGCTTTTGAATAATCAACACTTTCCTTTTCATTTGTAAACGCTAAGTCTAGTGTCATTGTATGAATACCATTTTCAAATGAGTGTGAGTCTGACTTAATCCAGTATTTACCTCTTAAGCCTGTTGCTTCATCTTCAATATTCAAGGCATAACCAGAGATACACTTGATATCACCAATAGCCTCGATAGAAGCCTCCTTAGACATAGAGACATAAGAAGCTTTAGCTTCTTTCTTTCCTTTCCCTTTGTCCACACTGATGGCTCCTTGAAGTACACCGTACTTATCAATTTCAGCTTTTCTTTGATATGATCCAATAGCTTGCCCTTTGCTGTTATATACAACTACTTTGTTAATAACCTCGGTAGCATCTTCACTGTAAGTTGAGCCGACGATATTTGAGTACGAGTCTAGCTTTACATTCTCGATGACTGTGCCTCTTGTCATAACGGTAAGCTTAGTACCATCCATAGCAAGCATATATTTCTTCTTTGTATATTTCTCAGCCATCTGAAAGGCCTTTAGAATGATGTTGTAAGGACTCATTTCACTAGGAATATAAGTCTTAATCTTATGTTTTGTTTTCGGCAGTTTTCCTACCGATACTTTAAAATCTTTGCAAACTGCTTTTGCAATATACTCTGGTGTTTTCTTTTTGAATTTATAGGTAGCTGTAGACTGCACCAGGTTAAACATATAATCCTTGGCGGTGATTTCTACAGTACCTATATCGCCTTTTCTCTCGCGGTTATAAACACGTCCTACAAATTTAAGCTTATCATCGTAGTAGAATTTAACTACATCTCCTGTTTTGATATTAACCGGTGCAAAGTTCTTATCGTAAGGATTGCTGGCTATGTTAAAATTCAAGTCTCTTGATACCTGTGTACTAGCACCACCCCATTTAATGGATGATACATACTGTGTGATATCAGTGTTGCCAACCGTTAATTTAATATTTGCCATTTTACTTCAGCTTCAACTTCATGCCAGCTTTTAGCGTTCTATTTACTTTAGCTGTTGCGTTCCATTTTTTCTTTTTTGCACCTTTTAGTTTTTTAGCGTGAGACTTGAAGTATTTATCAATTGCCTTTTTATTCTTTGTATAGATAGTTTTAGCTTTTGATTTACTCTTTAATTTGCTTTTTGCAATCTTTGACAATGTGTCACCTTTTTTGGTTTTATAGGTTTTAGGCGTGCTCTTTCCACTTGCAGCTGGCCGTTTCTTGCCGTCGCCTGTTTTAACACTAATTACAACGTATTCAGTAAAAGTAACAGAGTAGTTGATATCTCTGCCTTGTGACATACCGCTCTTATATTCACTTATAACGCACTGCATGTTTATATTTGTGTTAGGACCAGTGGCAATAAACCTGCATGTAATATTTTTATCATTTATCATTTTGAATATTTCATCATATTCTTTGGGCGTTTTTAATGCGCCTTTATCAACATCTACATATATTGGATCATATTCAGCAGGAAAAAAAGAAGAGATAGAAACAGTATTTAATTGTTTCTTCCCTTTCAATAGCACATCACCGATAGCCTGTATATTTACAGTCTGATTATTGTTGCTTCGAGTTTCTTCAAACTCAGAAGGAAGCACAGGTAATGTAAAGCTTTGCTTTTTGCCATCGTAGTCAAATTCAAGATGCATTTTAATTTTGCTTTCTTTGTTTAACATATGTGCTCCCTCCTTTATGCCATATTGAGCAGCTGATCTCTTAAAGCATCAGCTAACTTGTTTGCTAAACTGTCAATATCTCCATCACCGCTAACAGTCACGTTATCAGCCACCTTTGAAATAGTAATAGTGATATTTCTCTGATCGTACTTGTGTACTGTCTTATTGCTTTTTGCAGCTCCATCTTCACGTGCCTTCTGTATAGACTTGTCGTGAGGATATACTCTTGTTCCAGAAGGTAAATCTACGATTTCCCCACCTTTTTCATTAATAGCAACAGGTCCGCCTTCCCAGCTGTTAGTACCTTTTGCAAGATATTTCAGCTTAGGAATATTAAAGCCTATATGCTTTCCTCCCATAAACGGGAAGCCTTTAGGAATATCGAACGATATTGCATTAACTGCACCGACGAAACCATTAATAATGCCAATCATTCCATTAATCGGCGCCTTGATTATTCCAACAAAAGTTGCAGCGATACCAGAGAAGATACCTTTAATACCCTGCCAAGCCTTTTTCCAGTTTCCTGTAAAGACACCTGCCAAGAAAGTAGTGATACCTGTAAATACCTTTAAGATGCCTGTAACAATTGGAGCAACGGCTGTAAGCAAGCCAGATACAACGCCTGCTGCAATTCTAAATGTAGTTCTAAAGCCTGTTACAAACACGCCTGCTGCCAATTTACCGATAGCTGAAAAGATAGGTCTAACAGCAGTAAATAACTGTCCTGCACTACGTTTAAGTGAGCCAAATGCACGAATAGCAGGCTTAAATGTTTTAGTCATCTGCTTAGAAGACATTCCCACTTTAGAAAATGAGCCCTTAACGAAATTCCAGACATTTCCAGCGGTCTTCTTAACCTGTTTCCAGTGTGTTATGACGAGTACGGCAGCTACCGATAATGCGGTAATAGCTGCAACTGCGATACCCGCAGGACTTGTAATCAATGCAACAAATCCGCCAGCCTTGGACATAGCACGGCCAAAAACGCCGACAGTCTTAATAGCTCCACCTACTGCCCCACCGATTTTTCCAAATACTAAAAACGCAGGTCCAATCAAAGCAATTGCTCCAGCTACTTTTACTATAGTTTTCTTAGTACCAGACGATAATCTATTAAACCACGTCGAAAAGTTCTTAACCTTTGTAGAAATCTTAGCAAAGATAGGTGTTACCATTGGCAAGATTGTATTGCCTAAGTCAATCATGATATTCTGTGCGCTAGTCTTTAGCTTCTTCAGCTGATTGACCGTTGTGTTTGTCATCTTGTCAGCTGCGCTTTTTGCAGTACCGCTAGATTTACCCATGCTATTCATAGCGTTACTAAAATCTTTGGCGTGTGACACCAATGTACTAGCACCTTTAATAGCATTCTTGTTTGAGAATACGTCACCAATGGATTTTCCGTTTTTCTTGGCTTCCTTATCAACGATAGAAAGAACATCAGTTAATGACATACCGCTCTTCATCAAATCCTTAAATGATTTACCTGTGCTCTTTTGTAAGATAGCAGCAGCTTTTGTACCGCTCTTTCCTAATTCGCTAATAGTTGCATTGATAGCGGTTGTAGACTGCGCAGTTTGAATACCGTTCTTAGTTGTAGTCACATATGCGCTTGCTAAGTTATCAAGCGATACCCCATACATATTCGCGGTTGGCACAACTGAGCCAATATTTTGACCTAGTTCAGCTACAGTAGTCTTACCTAAATTTTGTGCAGTAACCAAACGATTACTAATTTCTTCAGCGGTGCCAGCACTTTTTCCGTATGAGTTCATGATTGTAGTAAGAGTATCTACCGATGTGCTCATATCAGTAAAGCCACCTTTGGCAAGCACACCTGCCTGTTTAACAAATGCTACAGCTTCTTTTGTAGATCTGCCTGCTGAAATAGCACTGTATGTAGCTTCGGCTAAATCACTTTGTGATTGCCCTGTCTCTTCTGATAATCCTCTTAACTGTCTTTTGAGGGCGTTAATTGGCACTCCTGTTTTCTTTGAAGTATCAGCGATAGTTGATAATTTAGCGAAGTGTTTCTCGAAGTCGCTTGCAGCTTTTGCACTTGCTACACCAATACCCATAATGGGGGCCGAAACTTTCTTGGTAAGCGATGCACCAAAATTGGCCATCATCTTGGATGAACGTGTAATATCATTACCCATCCTTCGAATCGTTCTATTAGAAGCTTCAATTTTTCTAGTGAGGTTATTGAGTGGCTGTGTAAATCTATCTTTCAAAGCGAACACCGCTTCAATCTTTCTCTCAGCCATTGCTTGCACCTCCTTTTTTTATTATGTTATGTTTAACCTTATTAATAAGAGCTTTCAAGATCTTCATTCTCTTCATCTCTCTCTTCTAGATACTGTTCCAGGAAAGCTTTTATAATAACCTTTTCTCCTGAATCAGCATCATAGTATTTTCTCGGATTCCACTTGAAAAATTTAAAAAGATTGTACATAACATATGTCTCAGAATCCTTGTAAATTAGTTTTTTACTCTATCTTTTACATCCTCGTAGCTGCATAATTCATTGATTTTTTCACCGATTACTGCAATCTCATTATCAAATAATAAAACCGCTAAATCTTCTGGTGTTCTTACACCAAAATGTTCCATCAAATCTTTGTTTCTTAAATCTGGTTCAGCTACGCCTTCAACCACTAAGTCAACCGCCATATCTACCATTCGGTCCGGATTAATGCGGCCGTCTTCATCATACTGACCATTGGCGATCTCATTGTATAGTCTATAAGGAATTTCTTTGATAGTTACATCAACTGCCTTTTTAGCCCCTAGACAGTCAGCTAATCTACTTGATTTAATTACTTTTGTTTTTCTTTTTGTGAAATTGCTCACGTTGGAGCTTAATAACTGTTCTGTGATATTCATATGTCTATATCTCCTTTTTCAATGAAATCCAAATAAAAAAGTGCACCTCATAAAAGATGCACTTATATTCAATTATCCAAAGTTATGCTCAACGGTTGAGATAATATCAACATCAGTTGCAGTAAATGGATAAGATCTTTCTCCAAGCTTACCAACTTCCCAGTCAGCTAATACCAATTCAGTTAATACTGCGCCTGTAATTACGTATGCTTCAGTACCAAAAGAGTCTGGATCAGCCACTTTTGATGTGAATGAAATGTAAGTATCTTTACCTTTTGACAAGTTCTCGATTACTTCTTTTACCAATAAATCTCTTACATGGTTAATTGTTAATTCACCAGAGATAGAGTAACCCATCAGTTTTGAGCCTTTTGAAAGTGTACCTGCCATATTTACATCTGATCTTTCAAGCGCAATCTTGGCATTAAACTTTGTTACTTCGGCTACTTTGATTGAATTGTTGATATATACAGTACCATGCGTACCGTTGATGACGTTACGAGCGTCCATTGGTAATTTTGCAATACTCATAATAACCTATTACCTCCTTATACTACGCTAATTGGGAAGTCTAAATCTTCCATAGCATCAAGTGGCTGCATAGTGCCTTTTAAGAACACGCGTGCGCCTGTGTTAGCGTTTAATACTTCATCATCAGTCATTTCAGTAATATCCTTGCCGATTGACTGCAAGTAGTTGCGCTGTGCATCTAAATCAATTTCAGCTAGTCCGCTAGCGATAGCTGAGTCTTTAACCAGCTGAGTGAAGTAAGCATTGATGGCATTACATAATAACTGCTTATGAATCGCGTCATTAACAAACTGTCCGATATAGTTATCTTCAGTTGTTGTATAGATATCTTTTCTAACAATATCAAATACATCAATAATTCTAATTTTCTTCCATTGCTCAGATTTACCGTCAAGCGACTGTAATGAGTTAACACCACGTCCTAGTTTGACTTTTTCACCGTCCCAGAAAGCGACTAACTCACCGTTATCAACAGCATCATCTAATTCGCTTCTTGATTTATAAGCTACTGAGTCAACATCACTTAATACATGATAAGTGACAGAAGCTGTAAGCGGACATGTAGCTAAGATACCAGCAATGCGTGCGCAGTATTCAGCAGCACTATAAGTAGTATCGCCGCATACGATATCTTCAGTAGTGAAGTTAATGATAGCTTCACTGTCGGCTTGGCAGTGTGGCAATACTGCTTTCATAACGGAAGGCTCAGTATCTCCACGTGTGTCTTTAACCCAATTAGCTACAGCAGTTGCAAAATTGCCAATCTGTGGAATAGCAATATATGATACATCAGTTGTTAAGAATACATCACATGCTTTTGTGAAGTCTTCAGCTGCTGGTTCTTCATTAGCAACGATAGAAATAACAACTTTTTTAGCTGAGTTAGAATAACCCATGAAAGCTAATTTAATATATTCTTTGTTTTTTGCACTCAGATCAGTTGGAATATCATTGATAGTCGCTAATGTCTTAGTGTTATTTTCTAATTCAATAGTATCTACCAATACAAGACCAACCGTCCCTCTTTCGCTTCTTCGAGTAGCTGACTCTGCTCTATCAACGAAGCTAAGATTTATTACAGGTAATCCCATAATTTGTTATCCTCCTTTTAAGAATAAAATTAAAAAGAGAGCATTACATTCACACTCTCTTTAATATCTGTTTTTGATTCATGATCTCCTACATCTTCATAGTCAATCGGAATTAATGAGCCGTCATTGAAACGCAGTGTAAAGCTAATTTCAAAGCGATCATAATTTTCTCCAATTCGAGTATTTGACAAACTGTGTACAGTTAAACGTCTATTTCCTACAGGAAGTATATAGCAGTTTTTAGCAGGTGAATTGTCAATGAGCCATAATCTAAGTTTCTTCATTACCTTGTAATCAATAGACTCATCATATTCATCTAGGTTCTGAAAGAAGTAGATATAAACATTGTAAACTTTAAGCGTAGTAGTTGCGCTAGACTGCTCATCACTCGCTAAACGTAAATCGGTAAAAAAGCAAGGCTCGATATAACCTTGTGTTACCTCATGGCCATAGATCCTAGTATCTTCACCAAAGCACTTGGTAAGCATGTTATTAATGGCTTGTTTTAGCATTAATTCGTCTGTTGGTTCTTGTATACTATCGCTCATACTTGTCTATCATCCTTTTCATAGCTCTATCTATTGCCTTCTCGTATTCATCACCGAAATTTTCAACAGTAGCAGGCACCTGTTTAATGCCTCGAATGAAACGGTAATTACTGCCTTTTTCCTTCCCGTTAGCTGGTACGGTCTTAAAGCCTCCGCCTGTTGCTACTGTATGTGTCTTAGAAGCTACCATCTCATGACCATCTTCAATTAAATGCCAGTCGGCATTCCCGCGGCCCTGTCCGCTAAATTCTACAAGCGTTGTATTGCCGTAACCACGTACAGTAGTTCTAAATCCTTTCATCATACGTTTATAATCATCCGACGAGAAAGGTCTTTCATAAGTTTTCATAGCTTCTTTAACGTTCTTTCGGAGTGTTCTCTTAAATGCGTTACCAACGCCAGTCATAGCGTTATATGTAACATCTGGATACTCCTTGGCCATTTCATCTAATGAATTTAAAAGTTCCTCATAGCCTGTAACAGAAAACTCTTTAGACATCTAAACTTCTTAAGCCTCCTGTTTTCTTCTTAAAGATATGTAACTCACAGGCTATTTCCAATTGATCGTGTGCTTCCTGTACATCATTGACATCCTTGATATCAAAAAAATCATCTCGATATTTAATCATCATGTCATTTGTAATCGTTTCTCTGTTCACTTTTGAAGAGTAGCGTACTGTGAATTTGTAGAATGCATTGCCTCTTAGTTTTTGTGCATCATATGTCTCATTTCCGCTAAACTCAACGACGTTTGCCCACACCGTCTTATACGGCATTGGCTTTATCACAGTTTGTTCTAGTTCACCTGTCACCTGCTCATTTCTATAGAAGGTGATTTTCTTCGTGAACTGTCCAATGTTTTTTCTAGCCATCGTTTTCTTCCTCATTGCTAGAAGGTAGGAGATTAATTGAATGCGCGTCAATCGCGTCTAATACGAGTTCGTTATTGTATCTACCTTGTTCGAATCTTAACTGCCTATTCTGATACATCTCACCGCACAGTGCGAAGAAAGAATAAGTAAGATCATCACAATCTTCAACATCTTTCTTCTTCATTCCTGTTCGGTTAACGATAAAAGATAGTGCAGCATCCCAACATAGCTGCAAATCAATAAGTGCCTCGTCTAAATCATCAATTTTCAAATAATTGGCTAAATTTTCAAGTGTTAATTCACTGATTTTCATATAAGACTTCACCGCCTTAAGTCTTAGTGACTTTCTTTCTAGGAGTCTTTTTAGCTGTTGTTGGCTTTGCTTCGGCGGTGATAGGTTTAATGTATTTTGCGCCCTTCAGGTCTTTCAATAATGCTCCATCAACATCAATTGTTTGTCCTGCATGGCAACTCATACTGCGTGTAGCAAATCCTTTTAATACGAGAGCTTTCATTTAGATCACTCCTTAAGCTGCTTTAATTTTTAATACTGCAATTGCCTGTGTATTCTGTACTTTTGCATCAAATCCAGACCAGCCGACAAAACCAATGGCATGCTGTTCAGCATATTTCTCAGTTAACACTTTTAATTCAAATGTTTCTGATAAATATTTAGCTAATGCTTTCTTAGGATTTACATATGCGATTGCAGTCTTGCCTGCTTCAATACCATCAATAAAGTCAGTTGTGTAAACAGGTTTGCCAAATAACATATCACCAAAATCATTAGATACATCATTGTTTAAGAAATATCTTTCGTTTCCGTCCTTTAGTTTTTGGATAGCAGTCCATGTTTCAGGTGACATTACGAAGTAAGCACCACGCTGAAATACTGTTTTTAATTTAGATTTTAAATCAATTAATTCATCCATAGTGATAGCAGTTGCTGATTTAGTTGTAACTGTCATGTTGGCAGGTACAGTTGAGATACCCTCTACACCGTTAGTAGTTTTTTTACCTAAAATTGCAGCTTCATATAATTCCGCTACTGCTTCGGCCATCTTAGTAGTTACCAATTCAACGATATCAACAGATGCATTGTTAATTAATGACTGAGATACTAATGAAAGTACTCTAACTAAATGCTCGTTTAATGATACAGTTAATAATTTAGTAGCTGTTGCATCACCATCAGTAAATTCATCAGCAAATTCAGCAGTAATGTTATCATTAGCTGAGTCTACGTAAGGAATAGCGATAGTACCTTTACCTGTGTAAGTTTCAGCATCTCTGAACAGTGGTGAAATATCTTTTACCTTGTCAATGATCTTGTTAACAATTGTTGTAGGAATAACTGCACCGTTATCGCCTCTAGTGATGTTTGTACCTTCCTGTAAAGGTGCACCAAATAATTTGTTAGATAAGAAATTTTCAAAAGCTCTTGTTTCTTTCTGTTCTACTGTTAACTTGTTATTCTGTGTTGGGTCATCTAAATTTAACCCAAACTGTGCTGCCTGCTGGTATCTTGCGATATCTTCTTTAGCAGTTGTTGCTTCTTTGTTAAGCTGGTCAAACTTTTCTCTTTCTTCATCAGTGAGAGCACGATTTTCAGCCTGTGCTGTTTCTACGATAGACTGCATAGCTTTCGCGCAGTCATTAACTTTCTCTTGCAATGCTTTAATGTTAAACATATACATTAATCCTCCTTAATTTTTTTGATTGCATTAAAAAAGACTGTGTAATCTTCCTGTTTTGGAGGTTCACCAGTCTTATTTTTTGTTTGTTTAGTTTTTGTTGGCTCTTTTGGATCAATGCCTGCACCTTTTAAGAAGTTTGCTGGCATGTGGTACTGTTGAGCACAGTACTTCATAATTTGCTGTGTTTTAGCCTGGTTAGGTGCTTCAACGTTTGTTAATAATGTGATATTGAACATGTCACACATAGACTTAGAGCTTAACCATGTCTCAGCAGTAAGCGCTTCTTTAATATCTTCTTCTGGCACTTTTGCCTTTTCCAGATATAAAGGCATGCATGTTGCATCCTCAACATCTTCAAGTGTCTGAGCTGTCGTACGCATCTCGTCCGCATTTCCATAGACAATAGACATAGGCTTGTGTACCATCATCATAGAAGATGTATAAGCATAAACGTTGTCGCATGCCATCACTAAAAAACTTGCGGCACTAGCTGCCAAGCCGTCGATGTAGGCATTTACTGTAACACCGCGCATGCGCGCTCTTTTAATTTGGCTAGAAATCGATACAGCTTCAAATACGTCTCCGCCTGGGCTGTTAAAGAACACATTTAACTCATCTCCTTCATTTAATTCATTGATTGCATCATTGAATTTCTGTGGGAAGATGAACAGGTTACTAACGTCTTCGCCGTACCACCCCTCATACATTTTTGCATACTCATTACTTACAACTTCACCGTAAGCTAATAATTCGGCTTTCATACTGTATTACTCACCTCCTTTCGTATTTCCATCATCACCTTCACTGCTTGAATTTGATGATGATGTATTATTGTCACTGTTTGTCATTTGGCCAGTGTTAGGTACAAACCATTCATCCTTGACAGGATTGTAGTTAGTTGATCCAAGACCAACATCAATAATATCTAAGCCTTTGTAGGTCTTAAGATGTTCCATTTCTCGGATTTCGTTTTTCGTAATCCATCCAGCTTCTTTAGCAAGTTTGTAAGACTCAAAACGCTCTTTCATATTCGCTCTTAATACTTCGCTATAGTCGAAAGCAAAGAAATAATCATCTTTTTCTCTCTCTAAGAGCAAATCACGATTTAAAGCAGTCTCAAAAGCAGTACAAATTGGCTGTACTGCGTTCTTAATAAACTTCTCGTAATCATCGCTAAAATGAAAAATCTTGTCTATCTCTTGATTAAGAGTAGTGATTGACTGATTTAACTGCATTTGTGCAGCGTTGTTTGAAGATTCTTGAAACTCTAAGCCTTGATTTAGGACCACGACGTTATCAGAATTTTCATTATTGTTAAGCTTTGTCCACGCTCTCTTAAGCTCGTTTATTGCAGGTTCGCTTAATTTCCTGTCGGATTTTAAGAAGCCTTTCTTGTTTCCGCCTTTTTTCATTAAATTAAGCTGGTATTTGAGCATTGAATAAGAAGTATTTAATGCATCGTTGATTTCATCCACAACACCTGTGCCTTTTATACCATCACGTGTATTTCTCATGACTTTGATAAATTCATGCGGAAAATATGTTTTGGAATTTACATAGTACATTGCACGCTTAAATATTGGATCATCATTTCTAAGAACATAGACATGCTCCGACTTAACATAGTAAAGACCTCTTACCTTATTTCGTTCTCTTAAGATATAAGCATATCCACCTTTAGACATTAAGTAGTCTTCAGCCATTGCCTTTTTAAACTGAAAGCCATCTAGCGTGTCATTTGTCTCTCTGTTGAGCATCTTCACTCGTGGATCATCAATCGCTACAACCTGTGTACGTCCATCTTCTTCCTGTTTCTTGTAAAGTCTGATAGGAATAAGAGCTACCGTAGAAGTAATGATATCTACATCACTTGCTACCTGTGGCAGTGACATCGCTTTGTCTCTGGTCAATGCATCTCCGTTAATAATGGACCTTAAAACCGGATCATGTATTACAGTCTCTTCACCCGAAAATACATTTCTTACTTTTTCGATAAAACCCATTTTCTAATATTCACCTCCTCCCCCTAGTAAACACCAGCAACGAAACCGTCACCGTTTGCCAGGATTTCCTGCTGCAGCAAGTACACAGCGTTTATAAGAGATACAACCATATCGACTTTGCCGTTGCTGCGCTTTTTGTTTACGTACATATTCAAGTTAGTATCGTATGTACATCTTGCATTCTGGAAGTTTATTTCTAACATCCTGTTAAGCTCATATTTAAACTCGTGATTTTCTATCTTTTCTTTCAGAAGTTTTGTAGGAGGATGCAATACGCTTGAATGCTGTCTAACTTCTACAACATTGTATAACTCGCTCCATTTTTGAGCACTTGACATAGCGTTATATCTATCGTAGCCAATAGCGGCTATGTTGCATCCTAGCTTTCTTTCTAAATCAAATACAAAATCTTCTACAAACGCATAGTCTATTGTTAGATCACCACATGCGAACACATGACCTTCTTCACACATTTGCCTGTAATCGATTCTCTCGGTTTGTGATTTCTCATCAATACGGCCATCTGGTATAAATCCCCAGCTTTCTGCCAAGATGTTTCCATAGTCATCCATTCCAACTATAGATACACTTGTATTATCGTTTGTCATAGACAAATCGACTCCAACATAAACATCAATACCTGTCCAATCAATTTGACTTGTGCGGCACTCTATAACGCTATTTACATCTATATAGGTTTCAGTGCCTAGACCTTGATAAATAATGTTGCAGTGTTTAGTTAAAAAGTTTTCACGCGCACTAGGCATTTCTAAGGCTCGTTTTCTACGTCTTACTAAATCATCCCAAATTTCTTTGCTGTTCAACGCTACAGGATTGGCCTGTTTTAAGACTTTTCTCCACTCGCTTACTTTCTTGCTTGACCAGTCTTTCGGGTTGTCTGGCTCATACAGAAGCGAGAAATAGGTATCATCTTCTATTTGTCCATCTAAAATCTTTTTGGCATAGTCCACTTCAGCTTCAAAAGGGTTGTCAATTGTTGGATATTTTGTAGAAATAATGAAACCTAGCTTATTTAAGATGTTAAGCTGTCCTGAACGCATAGCTTCAACTGCGTAACTGTTAGGTAGTGCACCTACTTCATCAGCAAGGAATACGTTTGGTAAACGTCCATCCATACGCGAATTTGAGTAATTAAGCGGAAAATACTTGCTGCCATTAGGCTTAAATTCGATGGAATCTCTTAAAATCTTCCATCTTTCCATGCCTTTAAAAGCAAAAAGAAGCGGAGACATTTTTAATATGTCATTAATCGCTTCTTTTACTTCACGTGATAGACTTCCATCTGGCGCAACGCTGTAAAACTTGCTTAACGGCGGCTCGATAATGAAAAGGAGAATAAATATTATACCCACCGTGAACGTTTTATAGTTTTTACGTGCGATTTCTAGAAGCCCTGTCTGATATCTCCTTTTATTCTTATTGTCTTTGTAAACCGTTGCCAATGTTGCCACATACAAGATCCACTGATAATCTTCTGTGCAATCATACATGCTTTCTCCGGCTTTTAACCCTTTTGGCATGATCATCAGCTTTAATATCGTATCTATCTTGTCAACAGTTTTCCAGTTAATGCAGTATTTACCTTTTTCTTTGACATCTTTTAAAAACTCATCACACTGCTTAATTACATACTTTGGCGCTTCTACTTTGCCTTTTACTACTTTTTCGGCGTATTTAATGGCTTGGTGTTTCTTGCGTCTAGCCATCAAAATCACTTAGCAAGCTTGCTAATGGATCTACTTCTTCATTAGGTGTGGCTGTTGTTGACATCTTAGCACGTGACTGAGGTGTTAAGCACAACTCACTACAATACTTGATGTACTGCTTATACACTTTATCCTGTATTGTCATAAGCTTGTTATCAAATAAAGCATCCTTGTTTTCATCCAGGTATCTCTCAATTTGATTTAAGCGATCATAACATCTTGAATACTGAGTAATAACAGGAGCATCTAGATTACTAGCTATGCCTCTCTCCAAGAGTTCACTCGTAGTCTTCTTAAAGATATCCAACTGTGCTTCGGTTAATGGCTCGTCTGGTACTATGTTATCAGAGTCACCCTGCAGCTTCTTCTCAGCCTTGCTTCGTGCTTTCTTCTCGGCTTTAGTTAAGTGCTTTCTCGTCTCACTTACGTGAGTTGCTCTCTTTGCCATAATCATCATCTCCTTTCATTGCTTTGATATTCATGCTTGAAGTTAAATTTTCGAGTCCTCAAATCTCCCAAAAGGGAAAAATTCAGAAATAAAAGTGGGGCTGTGGTCTCGCGTAAAAATTGCCTTTGAATGCCCCTAATGTAGGGGGGATTAATCTATCTTTGTACCATCAGTATTGGCTTTTGCTATAGCTAGCAATGCTTCTCTTGATATCTCACCTCGTTCAGCTTTCTCATGCGTCTGTTTACTTAATGT